ACTGGCTGTCTGAGCCTCAGTAATCTTCTTAAGACTGGCTATCTCAGCTTTAAGGGATTCTATCTCAGGGCTAGGTGATTGAGGCACTGTATCCATCATCATTGCCTGAGCCTCTGATTTGCGTTGTGCCATATCAGCTGTAGCTGTATTATTCTTTAATGTCTGAGTGTACAGTTCAGCATCTTGCTTAGCCTTAACAGCTCTTTGCTGCCTATCTTCATCACGACGTTTACCAACCTCAATACGATTGGTCATTGCATCATATCCGCTAAAAGCATTCTGAACGAATGCGTTTACACCTTCTCCGCTAGTCATTGCTGTGCTCCTTGTGGTTTAGGTATCCCTAATGTTTGTGATTGTGGACCTTGTTCAGGTTGTGATGGAGCGTTACTCGTATTACCCACTTGACCAGTCGACCCACCCATTGCAGCTCCCATAATTGCTTGTATATCCCCACCCACCATTGCTAGTCTAGGGTCTATACTACCATTCTCAATACCAATAGCTGTCTCCATCATTAGCCTAGCAATCTCAATAGCGTGCTTGGTCCCAAACTCACTTACCTGCATGGCTAGTGTACGAAGATATGCAGCTGGATTGGTTTGCAACAGAATCTGACCTGCTGGACCATTTATAACTGTCTCAAGAAGTAGTTGATTTCTCTCAGCAGCATTCTGACCTCTTGAAGCTACTACCTTGATTTTGACGTTGCTAAATTCTAGTGCAGTATCAGGATCATTCAGAGGAGAGGCCAGTATGTTACCATTCTCATCCTCCATAGGTTTACCAGTTTCAGGGTCAATCTCATAATCCCATACTGGTTGAGTAATAGGACTTCCTGATGCATCTAGTTGACCAGTAGGCATTTGTATAGGTATATTTACAGCGACATAATGCTCAGTATTTAAAGGTTCAGATATTCTAAATACTTGCTCACTACGATAGTATTGCTTTGTAAGCCCAACAATATCAGTACCTACCATCTTATATAAGAAGCTTATTCTATCAACAATCATTGTAAGTTGTGAAGCTGAACTAGCTTGATTAAGTGAAACTTTTCTGCCACTATCTGCAGCAAATGTGTTACCTAGGAAAGAGTCATTGATCCCTAGTACCTGCTTGATACGTGATAGAGCCTGATCAATGATAGTGTACTGCTGTAGAACATCACGACTCATATCCTCCACTCTAATGCCTTGGAGATCCGTTACAGGAATGATAGCATTGATACGATTGAACAGTTCTTTAAACTCCTCAAGGTCGTCAACGGCTCCATCCTCAACAAATGCCTTACTTGTATTTACAAGCAATTGAATTTGTAGAAGAGCCTGATTGATTGCTTTCTGAGTCTCACTAATATCACGGAATGGTCCATAATACTCAGCAATGTCACTGCTACTAAGCTTTATGACCCTATATGGAAAACGGACATTCTTAAAGGACACTTCACGTCTCTCCAACTCTACCTCATTATTCCACAATACTGACCACACTTTACCTTCAAACTCAATAATAGTTTTCACGATAAGATAGTTGTTATACTGCTTATACTGACCAACATCCTGACCAGATGTATACTGTCTATCATATGCAGCTTGTGGGTCACCATCAAGAAAATTGTAGTATTCTGTTAGCTGGTCAAGTTTACCCTTACCGAATGTTGCAAGCACCTTTTCCTCAGGCATCCAAGTGAAGTGATGTATATAGCGAGCATCAGAATAATCATCGAGTACGCTTTGAGGGTCTAATCTTACCTGATGACTAGGTACATGAGCAAGTTTAATCTCAAATACTTTACGTCCATAATCATCAGTCTCACCAGTAGGTGACACATCCTCAAATATTACCATGAGGCCAGTCAATAGACCATCAAGTTTTAGCCGTTTATTCAGTGCCTCAAAATCGTTATCATCAAGAACATATTTTACTACATCATTAAGTAGTAAAGCCACCGATGATGATGACATATATCTAGGCTCTATGTTTACCTCATTGACAACAGTATCAAGATAACCTATAATGGCATTTGTAAGCAACTTAATAACGTTAAACGTTTCAGCTGGTTGTCCATTACTGGCAATGGCATCCAATTGTGCCTGAGTGTACTGTCTATTATGATATAGATCAGTAATTTCCTGACCCTCTGATATACTTGGAGAATACTGGTTATTGGATATGTTATAGGTATCCCTACAAGCCATCAATAAAGGTGTCAAATCTGAATGAGGGTTGGCAATCTGTGCCAATGCTGTAGGAGTAGCCATTATACTGCAGCTCCTGCACCAGTCGATGCTCCACCAGTAATTAATCCAGCTCCTGCACCTACAACTGATCCAATAGCACCAAGCATGGCATTATTAGAATTAACTTTCAACTGCTGCTGTTGCTGGAGATTCTGAGCAACCCCAAGTCTAGCATTCATTATTGCTGACGCACCAGTAGTAGCATATTGAGCCTGATTCTGTTGGGCTATATTCATGGCCTGATTTGCTTGACTCTGCTGATTAGCCCCAGTGGCCACAAAACCCTGCTGCATCTGTGCAACCTTTTCAGGGGCATTAATATCAAATGATGTGTCAGCCTGAGCCTTTTGGAATGCTGCCTCTTTATCGAGTTGGGCACGTTGACCAGCACTCATCATTCCTCGTTGTGTCAATGTTTCATGTAGTTGATCCATCTGCTTGTTAAGATTTTGACTGAAAGCAGTTTTCTGCTGCTGACTAAATTTTACTGGGTCTAAGTTTTTATAGTAGTTTGAGAGATTCTCCTGAAGTCCTCCAAATGTAGACTCCCACTTATCTAGCATTGCCTGGGCACGTTTAACACCCTCAGTACCATAACCAGCCAGCAGTTTATCTAAAGCACCAGCAGTGGCTACGTTTTGCTGAAGTATCCCAGCACTTCCGTCCTCTGGTACATCAGTAAGACCTCCAATGTATCTACCTACCTCAGACAATCCACCAGTTGCTACGCCAGCAGCTATGCGAGTAATCCCACTCTTAGCCATTACTTTCCCCTATTCAATGAATATACGTTCATTATATGTTTGTGTCGTTTATCTAGCACATCAATATGTGCACTACAAATCTCTGTGGACCCTAGAATGTCCCCATAAGGATAAAACTCAAAGAGCTTATTGTAAAAGTCACTCAATACCTTAGTATGTCGATACTCTGGTCTAATGTAGACATACGTTCCAGTGTATCTCTTCATTGTAGGCGTTACTTGTGAACTATCATCATGGACAATAAAGAATCCACGATACTCAGAGTCTACAAAAATAGTATCTCCAGCATCGTACTGACGTATAAGTTCTTCCATGTATATTGATAGTTCATCCACAGCGTAATCAGGAAATAACTCTTTTGTCATGGCATGGAACATGACAGCAATGTACAATAAATCCGATTTTGTTGCTACATTAATCATAATATATAATACTCAAAACTATCTTAATTTAGTGTTAATCTTGGAGATAATTTCATTTAATTTATTTATTATATCCTCCAAACCAGCATTGGCTGGCAGTGGAGATACTTTGAACCTATTGGATGCCTGATTCTCTAGATCAGTTACCCTACGATTAAGCTTTACAAGCTCATCTTCATACTCCATCATGGTGTACTCCTTGGTTGCCATGTATGCTGAATAGCTCTGATATCTCCAGCACCTACTATATGATACTGAATACCATACCCCTTATTATTACTGTTAGGAATACCTACGGTAAAGAAACCGTCAGAACTATCAGCGTCAGTAAATGATTGTGTAATCACGGCACCTACACCATCAAGTATAACAGTTATAGTGAATGACCCAGTGAAGATAACTCTCACTTTATCATACTCTTTAAGAGTAGAATATGATCCATCAACAATCATGGATGTTGTAAAGGTCATAGTCTTTGGAAGCGTAGTAACACTGCCAATATCCGATAAGTAATAATCCATTGGTAGGTAGTAACTAGCCAGCAAGTGATCAGAGCATACTGGAAATGCTATGTTACTAACCTTGGAACCTATCAAAGCCTTAGCATTAACAGTGGCTATATTCCCTACACCCTTAGACTCTATAAGGGTATACGAGTATGTTCTACCCTGAGTAAAGTTGATACATACAATTCCTTCACTCATAGTAACACCACCAATAACCCTATTAGGGAATAATGTGGTTGAAGGGTATAGCGTCGTTTTAGGTGTAAGTGTAGGACCAAACGTCATATAGTAGGTAAGATTTCTGACAGTGGTACCTCTAGGGTACATACCTGAAATGTTCACTATTTTATGGGATGTGAGGTCTGTAAGACTGAAACCATCACTAATGTTAAATGCATCAGCACTCAACCACATCACAGAAGCCTGATATTGAGCAATAGAGTAGTGACTCATACATCCTACGTTAGAACTAAGCTCTTTGAGGTAGAATGTTTCAGGTCCAGTACCTCGTAGCACATTTGTGGTATAATAGGTGAAAATAACCAACCCTGCACTGGTAGTTCCTAACGCTGTGACAGTATTATTTACTACAAAGAAATCATCTACATACCAAGCATCAGGATTACCTAATGATGAATAGTACACCTTATTACCTATTGACCCATACATTCTACCATTAAGTTCAGTAAGGTAATTAAGCCCTACTGGTGGTGCTGATGTACGTAGAGTCTGCAGTAATCGTCCATCAATACTTGCATAATCTAAGTTATCTGTGAATGTTGTAGTATTTAGGGCTATTGTTGACACCAATGTAAAATCAGCAAGGTATCCGCCTATACGATACAACCTGATGTGAGTTGCCCCTGTGGGTGGAGTAACCTGAAATCCAGTGACCACAATATCCTTATTTGTTACAGTTAAGCTGTTACTAAGATTTGCTGGGGCTGACTCTACACCAGTGACACTATCATAGTATGTATAAGTGTACTGGAATGTTCCAGTCAGTGGAAGTGTTCCAGTTCCGGCAGCTATTGTCAATGTATATGTAGGAGCAGCAATACCCAGTGGCTTAATTGTTCCATCAGCCAGCATCTTCATTGTGGAGGAACCATCAGTCCAATACCATTTACCATCCCACAATACATTACTTCTTAGATTGGTGTAGCTGTAAATCTTACCTAGAAAGTTGAAAAAGTATCTACCATCAAGAGCCATTAAAGGCAGTTCCTCAGGCAGTGACTTCAGTGACCCACTTCGTAAATCGGCATTTACAGCCAACACTGACTCATTCAACGGAAGTAGATGAGGAGCGGTAGCCGTAGATATTCCTCCAGTGTAATCAAGAAGTTCTGATATCATCTCACACCCCTGATTTAATTAGGTATATCATAGCGTAGTTCTTTGGACGTGTCTCCACATCACCAGTGGAAGACATGTTCACTGTTGAACCGGTATCTGTGTCAGTAGCAGTGGCTAGGTATGTACCATCAAATAGGTATGCCCCAGTAGTAGCTAGGTGACCATGTGTATGCGATTTAAATGTATCATCCTGAGAACTGCCAAAAGTTCTGCCGGTGTCAACACCTTTACCATGATCCCATCCACGTATAAATTGTCCACGTAGGTCAGGAATATTAAAGGTTGTTACACCATCCCCCACTCCCCATACTGTTGAGAGCACTGCAAATAATGCATGAGTACGTGGAAGAGCTGCACCATTACATTCCATCCACCCAGCAGGAATTACACTTGATGGCCACATGATGATGGCCCCTACTGGTGATGTTACAATTGGCACAGTGAGACTATCAGCGGTTGTAGCTGTTGCGGCTTTACCAACCACCTGTGCCCCTGATAATATATTAGTAATAGCAGCATCATTTGCTGTGATACCAGACTCTATGTGGTTTAAATTCTGTGCATCAAGTGCTGGAGCCTGGTCATCAACCCATACAGTAGCTATATACATTATACATCCTTCAATACTGAATTAGCATCAACAAGTAAATCACAAGTAATTGGATTACTATCAGACTTATTTATGGCATCTAGCATGCCTTTAGCTATTCGGCTACTAATACCTAGCTGGGGCTTACTTGCTAGCACATTAATTCCCCACATCACACCCAACTCCAAAACCTTTAATATTAGTGTATATCCCATATCATTTTACCTCCGTATAAGTTTTACCGTCTGTTGTTGTGAAGAATTGTGTTGGTTCACTAGGCACTAGTTTCACTTGTATGTGTAGCCATATCTTACCACCAACCTTTTCAATAATGCACTTTCTCATACTTTGTAGCTTATCTCTATTAGCCAGCAGTATGTTAAAAGCCTTCTGTACAGTCATGTGAGAAGGTATTTGGTCAGCTGCCTTAAACACTAGGTGACTTGACGACTTAGCTTTTGAGCCTACAGCCTTGTTTAACTCAGGATTACGAAAACCACTTGATGTAGTTATGCGTTCGTTGCCTAACAATTTACGAATAAGCTCAAGTAGAAAGGATAATTTAATCCCGCTAGCTAAATATACCTCAGCATCAATACGATTCTGGTGGACTAGCTCAGGATGATCCACACTGTTTGTGAGCTCATCAAAACTAAAAAATTTACTAAATTCCTTTTTCATTTTCTATCCTTACTTATAAGTTGGTCTAGCTTGTTATCCATACGATCAATAGAATGCTTAATATTATCAATGTCTGTCTTAGCAGCTGTGATGCCATTGCTCAATAAACCTACATAAGCTACAGCACTAATAAACAGCCCAAACATTCCAGTGATTAGCCATAACGTCTGAATATGGTTATTCTTTGAGTATTCGTTAGCTGCTTTAATTGCATCATCACGAGCAGTGGATACCTCTTTTGACTTTATGTCACATGTCTGATAGAATAGCAACTCAAACTCCTTATCATGTTTTTCAAGAGGTTCAAACCTCCTATCAATTTGATGTAATCTACGATCAATCTGATGAAATCTACGCTCCATTTCAGTGTCATCCATACTATTCCCTATAATTAAAATATTGTCCACCAAACTGCTCTACTGCTAGGTAGTACTGCATTGCCCACTTGAGTGCTACGTCTTCATTTGTAAGCCATGTATCATCCCTACGTATAATGATTACCATATTACACAATAAGTTCATATTGGCTTTTTCTCTATCAGCTTCAGTGCCTCCAAAGAGATAATCATAATCATGTATATTACAAGCTTCTGATATATCTATGCCTCCTAGGACATCAGGAATGAGTGCACCCTTCCAACCATCAGGACCACAGCCATTGCCTTTAAAACCTACATCAGTTAGATGCATTTTTAGTAACTCCATTAGAACACCACAGCATCTAGTACAGTTTTAAACTCTACATCAGTAGGAATAGTAGTAGCAGTAGCCTGAAATGCTCTTACAGCAGCCCACACATTATCAGCATAGGTTATGAACTGATTAGCAATAGTATGATGTTGTGACAATGGATTGATAGCATACTTAGTAAACGCATCAATATCTTTAAACGCTAGACCATTCGCAGTATTATATGCTTGTACTTTAGCTTCTATATACGCTGTAGTCACATCTGTGAAATGCTGAATCAATCTCGCAGTCAATTCCGATTGTTCGTTTGCCAGTTGCTCAGGACTCTTATTACTAATAAGGTACTGTTTAGTAGGTACTCCATTGACTAAACCAATAACCCCTTCAGATAGGTACTGAGAACTTATTATTACTGGTACATCGTCTACCACTTTGATGAATCCTAGCGCAGCTACTATGCTATCAGTCAATAGCATTGGTAGGGATACCTCTTTCATCTTATTTCTTATTGCTGTGAAGCTATTGAATACCTCACCGTCTTTGTACCATTGTTCCATGTTATGCTCCTTATGCTAAGTTTGTGTAGAGTTGAGTTACTTCGGCTTGGGTTAATGCTCTATTAAATACTCTTGCTTGGTCTATTGAGCCATTAAATGATTGTGCCGTTGAACCGTAGTACTTACCAATAACTAATCCTGCTGTTGGCTTTGTTATGCTTACTGTGCCCAAACTATTGGATGCTATTAGAGTACCATTTATATACAGTTTTTTAGCTGTTCCTACTTTTGTAGCACATATATGAAAATAGTCAGCAGTATTTGTAATACTATTATTTGGACTTGTTAGATTATCGCCAGTTGTTGTGTCCGTAAATGTTATTGTAGCACTTGTGTTGTACCATAAACAATAAGAGTATCTACTAGCTAAATCATTTCCAGCAATTAAACTTCCCCATGTGGTTGGGGTTAATGTAGATACTTTAATCCACATAGATAATGAGAAATCATCAAATGTAGGATTAAAAGTATTTATAATCCCGCTATTAGAACCATTAAACACCCCGCATCTACCACTAACCCCATTACCATAAGTCACACTTGTAGCAGTACCATTATAGTTACCACTCTCATCTAGTGTATTACCTTCTAGTCTATATAGTGCTGTACCACTTCCATCTTTGAATGGGTCCACTAGAGAAGCTAATGGTTCTTCCATAGGCGTAGTTTCTGTGTAGAGTGAAGATACTTCCATTGGGGTTAGAGCTTTGTTGAAGATTCTTAGTTGGTCTATTGAGCCATTGAAATAATTTGATGTTTTCTCAACGCCTATTTTAATGAATTCAGTCCATGTACCAATAGATGCGTTTGTAACTGCCGCAGTAAATGAGTTATCTAGTGTTCCATTAAAGTAAAGCTTTATGCCACCTGCCGATGTTGTTCCATCCCAAGATAATGTTATATGCACCCATTGATTTAATGGTAGTGTGGCTGTAGATGTATAGCCGTATGCGTTTGTTCCATTAACGATGTAGAATGTAACTTTATTTACGTTACTTCTCTCTAATAAAAATCCCTTATCGGTATTATTAAAACCCGCCGCAACTATACCCATAAAAGAAGTGCTGTTGGAGGTATTTACCAAAACAGATATACTGTACGCAGTATTTGACATTTTAAGCGTTGTTACAACGTTGCTTGACGTTCCATTAAACACAGCACAATCACCAAACTTACCAGTACCATACGTTACATTCGTAGCTGTACCATTATACACACCAGTTAAGTCATTAGCATTACCATTGAACTGATACATAGCTTTTAGACTATTATC